GCCCCAAATGTTGATTTATGTATGATACGACTTCCATCTTATTTACCAAAAATGCGTTCAACAACACAACATTTTGCTCCAAAGAGCTCAATAGAACAAAGAGGATCTGGTAATGCTTTCTTTGTTTGGTATGCTAGAAGAACAGGAATTTTTACAGAATCGTTTGAGTATCATTATTGTAGTAACAAAAGGAAGATAACATCTTCAGGAAACATCTATGAAAACGGGTATATTGGTGATTACTGGTCCTATGTTACACCGCATTCTATGCCAGGTATGTGTGGTGTACCAATTTTGGATTCTAGTGACGGTAGAGTAATTGGATTTCATGTTGGAGGAAGTGTTGACGCTGGGTCAAAATCAGCCCAGGAAGGAGTTGGTGTTTTGGTTTCTTTGGAAATGGTAGAAAGTATGCAACAAAAATTTCACGTTTTACAATATCAAAGTGGATTTACAGTTGAAGAAAAAATTCCAAAAATAGCATTTGAAGACTCTATTGACCATCATCAACCACAGTATGTTGGAAGTGTTGACAAAGGTGTGCGTATGCCTGAAAATACCACTATTCGAAAATCATTGTTGTATGACAAAGTCTTTGATCATAAAACAGAACCTTCAGCAATGTCACCAAAAGACGATCGTTTACCAGCTGGGTTTAAGCCTTTACATTTCGCTATGAGTAAATTCAATGGTAAGCCCATAGACTTACCTTTTAAACATCTTGATGATATAAAAGAATATTGGAACACTCGTTATTTTGGATTTCGACCAGTCCGGAGAACCGATCATATGATGACTATTGATGAAGCCACCAGAAATCTAGAAATTGAAGGGTACAATCGGGTAAACCCAAAATCATCAGAGGGGTATCCATGGATTTTAAGAAGACCAGCAGGAATGTCAGGTTCACAATGGATGTTTAAAGAAAATCCAGATGGGTCACTTATTCTTATTGATTCAGACATTCGTAAAGCGATAGATCAACGATGTGTTGATGCAAAGAACGGAAAACTTACTACCACTATTTTTGTTGTTACACCAAAAGATGAGAGAAAATTGAAAGTTTGGAAAACTCGTATTTTTTGCGCTGGACCAAAAGATTATACCATCTATTATAGAATGCACTTTTTGGATTTTTGGGCTGCTCTACAGAAAGATAAGTATAAACATGGATTTGGAGTAGGAACCAACCCTCACTCATATGATTGGACCATTTGGTTTAGAAAAATGTGTAAGGTTGGATCTAATTTTATTGCCGGAGATTACAGCAATTTCGACGGTATGTTGCATCCCAGATTAGTAAGATTCTGTCTTGAAAGAGGAATGGATTGGATGATACACTGGTGTCCGGAAATGGAAGAACATCGTGGCTGCTATGAATCACTTTTTGAAGACGGTTGTTTTCCTACTTTGTTAGTACAGACGGATTTGTATAAAGTGGGAAGAGGTGAAGCATCAGGAGCGCCTGATACAGCAGCAAAAAATACCATTATTAATGAGCTATACATTTTGTTATGCTATCTCGATCTTGCAGAACAACATGATATATTAGAAGCGACGATACAAGGTTTCTATGATAATTCTTTCACTTTAAAGTATGGTGATGATGTAGTGGTAGTTACAGCGGATAAAATAAAAGAATGGTTCAACATGATTAAAATATCCAACTGGTTTTCAGCACATGGAATAGTTTTTACTGATCCGAAAAAGAACATAATTTGCAGAGAGTTTGTTCCCGAAGAAGAAGTCACATTTTTGAAACGGTTTTTT